AATTTCTCAGATATATATGTTATGAAACCGTTTTTGTAACGAAACACAAAAAAAACCCCGGTCCAAGGACCGGGGTATTAGGGTAATGTTTTACATTTCACAATTCACAAACAGATCTTACAAAAACCCCCATAAAAAAGTCAAGCACTTTTACGTTCTTCTTCAACCACACCTTCTAGTTCTTTCATCAATCCGTGTTTGACCACAAGAAGGTATACTTCAAATACTATTCGTAATTGACCGGATATTGTCCGCCTTTCTTTTTTGGCAAGTGCTTTAATATCGTCATATACAGATTTTGGCAGCAAAACACTTTTCCATTTAGTTGTATCCATAATAATCTCCTATCAGATATACGGGATCATATAAGATTTTATCTTAAAAATCAATTAATATTTATTTTTTGTAGATAAGTTTTTTTCGCAGCCATTGATTATTGAATTTCTGCAAAGTTTTATCGTTCATTACTTTACGTTTCGCGGTCTGTCTCCATTTTTCCACTCCTTTTGTCTCCATCATGTTTTTCTCCATACTTATTATTTAAATAATATTCATCCAATATTTTTTTGGCCTCTAATATATGATAAGTAAATTCATCAAAAGCAGGACTGCCGTAATCTGTTTTTTTTAACCGCCTAAACACGTACTCAGCATCTGAAATCACTTGCTTAAAGTCAATATATAAATTGTCTAATTGCTCAAAATAAAACTTGTGTAATTCCTCTACAAGATCAAACTCGCATTGTTTGGACAAATCCTCTTTTGTCTCCATCATGTTTTTCTCCATTTATCAAATTTTTTTATCCCATGAACGGTTTCTTGGGAGTTATTTTATCCCACGAACGTGTTCATGGGAGTTATTTTGCCTCACCCCAAGACGGACCAAGTTCCGTGTCGCACGAATTAGGGACTTCTAGCGGAACAGCGTTTTCCATAATCTTTGCGATTTCTAGAGCCTCTTCTTTGTCTCTGACCGACATAGCGATCTCATCGTGTATTTGGATCATAGGAAGCTTTCCAGCCTTATAAATGTTGACCATGGACTGTTTAGTCATATCGGCAGCGGAAGCCTGTATGAGGCGATTTAGAGCCTTGTAGGTATAAGCTCGTTTGAGGCGGGTAGTTTCTCCATATTCTTTGACCGCGTCCCGATACGGTAGTGCTTTGTTCATGGCAAAGCTATCGGGCTCCCAGAGGTCGAAGCGGCATTTACGTCCGAGTATGGATCGTATTGATCCTGCACTGGATTTTTCATTAAGTCGGTTGGTGACACCTTGCATAAGACTTTTCACAAAAGGCACGCGCTCGTGGTATTGTTTCACAAGATCTTTTGCCTCGGGTACGGGTATGTCTAGTTCATCGGATAATTTGTTCACCCCCATTCCGTACATCATGCCAAGATTGATGGTTTTGGCTTGTTTGCGGGAGATATTTGCCATTTCTGCAACCATCGTGTGGAAATCCATGTCGGGGTTGTTTGTGTATCCATCGACAAATTCTTGTACGCCGTCGAGCGTGATTCCCCGTGATTTGCCAAATACGTAAGCGTAGTGGACCAAGATCCGTGGTTCTTGTTGCGAGAAATCGATTGCGGCCCACTGTTGTCCTTCTTCTGGGAGGAATAGAGATCGGATCATGGGTCCGAGTTCTGGATCGCGGGCCGGGATTTGTTGTAGGTTGGGGTTATTCATGGATATACGTCCTGAGATTGTACCGCCGTCATCGGAACGTATTTGGTTGATGTGACTATGGATGCGGCCATCTTTGTGACAGTGTTTCATGATCGTGTTGATGAATGTACCCGAAGTTTTGTTCAGGTTCCGCGCTTCGATGATGAGCTTGGGGAGTGGATGTTGACTTTCTTGGAGGAAGCTCTTGGTGAAAGAAGGTGCGCCTTTTTCGGTCTTTGGGTAGCTGACCCCGGCCTGATCGAACGCTTTGGCGAGCGATTGAGCAGCCCAGATTTCGACATTACTACCGGCCATATCCTTAATCTTTTTGAGGACTGCCTTCTCCCGCTTGAGGATTTGATCGCGGGTTCGTTCGAGGCGATTAATATCGACCCGGACTCCGCGCATGGTCATATCGACGAGACATGGGAGGAGGTCGAGTTCGAGATTTGCGATGGGCCAGAGGTCTTCCTTGTTCAGTTGCACGCGGAAGAAGCTCCAAAGCTCAAGTGTAAGCTCTGCATCGACCTCGGCGTAGGGTCCTACAAAGGTGGCAGGCATCTTCCACATCTCAGCCTTCGGATCGATGCCAAATTCTGTAGCGGCAGCGATTAAGTTTTTTTCCGATTTGGTTTTGTTCAGATGATCGTAAGCGAGGGCGTTTAGGCTGTAGCTGAAGCGATTTTCATCAAGTAGTGATGCTATCAGCATAGTGTCGATGATTCGACCGTTTACGGTAAACCCCATGTGCTTGATCCAACCGAGGTCGTATTGCGCGTTGTGCATGATCTTTTCTGCTGGACATTCAAAAACTTTTTTGAGCCAGTTGTTAACGATGCGCTCATCGAGATTTCCTCCACCAAAATGACGAGTTGGTATGTAGCCGGACCAGCCGTCCACAGCAATTGCATAACCGACGACTTCTCCGTTGCCGGTGGGCCATCCCGGTCCTTTTGTTTTGAGATCCGGGTCCCGTGTTTCGACATCTATGGCGATTCTACTTGCGGATGTAAGATCCGGCAGTTCCAGAGGCGGGACCCACTCTGTCTTTTGTTGAAACATAGCCATTTGCAAAGTCATGATATTTCCTTAATAAATGGTTGCGCCATTTTCTTCAATGTACTTTGGAGTACAAAAAGCGGTTACTTTATCTGCACTGAACATAGCGGATAACGTAATCTTTGACGCATAGTAACTACAGTCGTCGATATCACGAAAATAGATCGTATCGCTTTGTAGCTCTCCGTTTAAGAGAACGACAAGCAAGAAAACGTGTATCAATCTTTGTCACTCGCAAGGTTGAATTGCTCCACCCAATCTGGGTGTTTGAAATCCTTTCGCGGGTCGTCATTCATTGACCATCGTAAGTACCATATTGCCTTACACTTGTCTTCAACGGCGTGTCCTTTTTTACCCATTCTCCACATATATTTAAAGCTAGATATTTCTGCGTATTCTGCTACACGTTTTTTACCAAAAGCGGCAACCATCGCATCGATGCATTCGATCTCGCTATTTGCATAATGGGCAGGGCTGTTTACCATGTCTTTCTTTTTCATAAATCATAACTCCTATTCATATTCTCAGGTTCAATGATAAAAAGATTTTCTTTGGTACGTGTTACGGCCACATAAAAGGTACGGTGTAAATCATCGGGATTTGTTTGATAGTGAGCATCGGCTGCTGGAGATAAATTGGTATACAGAACAACATTCTCTGCCTCTCCCCCTTTTGACCCGTGGATCGTGGATACCGTTATGCGTGGTTCGGCGTTAAATTTCTCACCCCTGCGTAGTAAAGCAATAATATAAGCCCTCTCATCGTCTGGAACTCGATCAAGCGCAATATGCCATATCATACTTATATCGGCCAATAAGCCGTTTTTCTTTAGTATTTCGTAATCAACTAATTCTTCTTCATCTAAACCTCTCAACTTTTTATATCCGCGAGCAACGCGGTTTCCAACCGACATAAACTCATAAACTTTACGTGCAGCGTCTAGTGTAATGCTTTTTCCCTTACGAAGCTGCTCCCACCCGTTCACAGCAACGCTCAGACGCTCAGAAATGCTCCTGTGGCCGCGATAATTAAAAAGATAGCCATTGGCCTTGAGATCGTTAGAAACGGGCTGTAATTGGTATCCAGCTTGCGCTAGGACTAACCATGTTCCAGCGGACATATCTAAGGAGTTGATACTATCAATTCGCTCTACCGCACCCATTTCTGTGCGGGGGTGATATTTTTTTGGAAAGCGATTATAAATTTTTGCTGCGATTTGCTCTGCAAGGGCGTGAACGCTACTCGGAATGCGCCACGATTTAGATAAGATCTCTGACCCTCCGGGGAGATTTATGAAATGATTGACATCGGCCCCGGCCCATCTGTAGATAGCTTGATCATCGTCTCCGGCACAATACATTCGCTCAGACTTTGTATCGAGCATATGAGCGATGTCCCACTGAAGCGGTGAGAGGTCTTGGGCCTCATCTAAAAAAGTAAGTTTGAATTGTGGACAACACCTTGCTCCTTGTTGAGCAAACTGTTCCAGCATATCCGTAAAGTCAAAAAGACCATAAGTTTCTTTATATTTTTTGAGAGTGAAAAAAACGTGATTGACTAAATTCCAATCCTCTTCGATGTTACTTTCGTTGTATTGTTTACGTAGAGGTATTTTTCGCAGCCTCGCAAGGTTGATAACGTTCATTACCGGAGTATTGCCTGTTTTCATCGTGGGTAAATCGTCGTGTGTATCAAGATCATTACTGCCGATCAAAGTCACCCCCGTGATTTTTGAAAGCTCTTGATAATTTTCGGGTTGCATGACCTGATCTTTTTGAATATCACTTCGAGTTAGGGCGAGGCTATGGATCGTCCGAAAATGAATCAGATCGTTTTGTGGACACAAATTAAATCTTGATGACGCCCGTTCTTTCGCTTCGTTTGCAGCTTTTCTTGTAAAAGCAAGAAAAGCAATCTCTTGGGGCCGTGTGCCGTTTTCCAAAGCTTCATCCACCATATTGAGTAGTGTTGTCGTCTTACCTGTACCCGGCGGACCAAAAATGCGAAACATTAGAAAGGACTCTCAGCTTGTGCAAACTGCACGGTCTT